TCCTTTCGTGCGTAGTTTCTCCTAGGGTGGATAGAACCTATTTCTATCCTTCCCTCTCCAGAATTCCTTGTGTTCATATTGACTCCTATTGACATTGAAATAACAAAAAGCCCCAAGTGCGCTTGACGGATTGATTCGCTTATACACATGGCCTTGTTTACCACCGATGAACCATGTGCTTTAACAGTCGCTCAATCAACGCTGTTCGCCTTTTGCCCACGGGTGTAATGGGTGCGGTGTTTCCTGACTTGTCAGCCCATGCAGGCTCAGTAACGTATCGTGAGTCAAACGGCTGACGTAGAGGGAATAAAAAAAGCCACTTACTACTGCCCCGTAGTGGTTCCCCTATACGGGGCGAGGCATGAGTAAATGGCTTCAATCTGTTGACCACTACGACAACGGAATTAATTATATACAGAAGTTTTTTAATAGCAAGAGGTTGTGCAATTATTTCCGTAACAACTTGTTGTGCAAGTCACAGTCTTACCATTCACAGTGTAAGTGTGAGTAGTCATTTGTGCTGAACTGATAGTAGTTATTGAAAACAAAACTATTGTTAATAAATATTTCATGCTGTCGCTCCTTGGTTACGTGGAAAAACTAGATTATCCCCAAATTTACTCGGGTATTGTAAAAAATCAAAAGCACCCTCTCTGATGCCACTTTGCTTGAGGTCAGCCCCATCATAGGTTTCGGTGGTAGTTCCAGCCGCCACTCTTTCCTTGGATACCCTTGGCTTTTGTTCTGCCAACTTAGCCACCCCAAACCCTGTGATGTGCCAAACGTCACCTATCTCTAGCGCATAGCCAAAGTTCTGAAGATCGTTCAGATAACGCAGATAATGAAAGCCTTGGTTGCCGACTTCTCCATCTTTGTCTGTGAAGCGTTTGAGGGATGATGCGCCATGTTGCAACCTCTTGAGAATTGCATAATGTTGTTGTTTCATTTCCATGTGTGTCTCCTTTTGACAGGCAATACTACCTTTAAAAATAGTTTGTCAACATAGGGTTTATCCTAGTTCACAGCACTTTTCTTATCGCTAATAATTCATCACCAACTTAAATAGGAGTCAAGATGTTTACTGAACTAATTAGCAGAAAAAATGCAATAGAACAGGGGTTGAAGCGTTACTACACAGGCAAGCCATGCAAACACGGGCATGTTTCAGAAAGATTTGTATTACAGAATCGTTGTGTTGATTGCAAAACTATTCACAATGAAACAGTAGTAAAAAAATGGCACGAAACAAACAAGGAAAAAGTAAACATCATAAAAAAACAGTACAAAACTAGAAATAGAGATAAGTACTTAGAGCAAAAGAAAAAGTTTTACGACAAAAATAAAGATGTTTGGAGAGAGTATGCACGTCAATGGAGAGAGGCTAATCCTGAGAAGGTTCTTGTTAGTCGTGCAAAACGAAGGGCAGACGAGATAAAACGTACACCTTTTTGGCTTACTGAAAATGATTACACGAAAATACGGAACATGTATAGATTAGCGATTGCTAGAACAAATGAAACAGGAATTAGATGGCATGTAGACCATATCATTCCGTTAAGAGGTAAGAATGTTAGTGGATTACATGTTCCACAAAACTTGCGTGTAATAACAGCAACTGAAAATATGATGAAAAGCAATAAGTTTGATTTAACAATTTAAAGAGGAGTGAATGATGTCGGTAAAACCTAAAGATTTTCAGCATGAGATTTGTGTCTACTTAGAAGGCATCGGAGAGTGCTTAGTATGCTTTGACATACTGAGTCCAGGCGATGAACTCGATGCAGACCACTCAGATGGCTACGAGATTGATTTTTCGGTGTTTGACGAGGACGATAAGCATATTACCTACGACATCACTAAGAAGCAATATAACCACTGCGAGAATAAAGCAATGGATGAGATGTTAGAGATAACAACAAAATGGCACAAAGAATGGGAGACTTGTTTTGACTAAAGCAGAGATGATCACGCACTTGAGAATGGCGGCTTGTAATGAGAATACAGTCACGGGCATGGCAAACGCATTTGACTTAGGTGCTGAACATGAACGGGATGTTATTGCTTCCATCATCTTCAACATGGTGAAAGAACAGCATCTAGCCCAGAACATTGTTGACACTATCAGGGTGAGAGAGTAATGGACTTTGAGACTCAACAAGAAATCAATGAATTGCGTTTCCAGATTGGACAACTAAAGCAAAAGATTGGTGATCTTGCAGTCATGGTAGGCGCAACAACAAACGGCTACTATGACCTGAAAGTAAAGTTACAGGAGTTAATAGATGAACGAAAAACTTGACCAAGCCTTCGATGAACTAGAGTTCAACGTCAATGTGAGTGAAGAGATGCGTAAAGCAAAGTATCTTGCAGAGCAGAGAGAGGTTGCTACGGGCGTTACAGATGGAACTATTCAACGAGCATTGGTCAGGGATTTGACAGAGAATCTACGCACATTGCCTCAAAGCACAGATTACAACTTGCTTAGAAACGATGTGATAGAAGAGGTGGCAGTCGAGTTGGCTAAATTGCCCTTTGGGGACACAGCCGCTAGTTATGCCGCATTTGTAAGGCAGATGAAGCGTTAACATTTTTTAAGATAGGAGTTAATATGGATAGACCAGTTGTGGGCATCACAGCCCCATACCGCAAGAGCGACTACACATACAACAATATGCTGTTAGATCGCATCAAAGACCTAGAAGCCTTGGTTGCCAAACTAGAGCAACGCATCAAAGTTCTGGAGGCCAAATGAAAATCAAAGACGAACTACAAGCCATCTATGAAGATCAAGCAGAGGTTTACTACTGTTGCTACTGCTTAGAGCCACAAGGTGAGAAGATTACTTGTTGCTATGAAAACCACTTCGTAGAGTTTAAATACTTGTTTCCCAATGATCAAAAACAAATAGCACAGGAGATTCTCAATGGATGATTTCAACCCAACTACCCGTATGTTTTCTCGCACATTAGAGGAAGCCTACCCCAAGGAATATGTTAACGAGGGCATATTTGAAGGGCCTTATTACTCAGCACCGCACATCAATGATGTGTGGGTTTTATTTGGACTTATTACTGTTATCAGCATGGTTTCAGTTGCACTTTGGAGATACTTTTGAACGATTACTCAACCATACTAATGCGAATAGAACAATCGGTGAAAACCCTAGATAAAAAATGCTTGAACAAGAAGTATGATGGGTTCATCCAAGACATAAGCGCAATTCAGAATGATCTAGTTATGCTCAGTCATTGGATAGGTGAACAGCAAGTTAAACAAAGTCAATATTTAAACAGGAGTAAATGATGAAAGATAAAGTTAATACGGAAGACCTTGTAGTTGATCCACAAACAAAAGGTTACTTAGTTGATCGCAAGGAGTTAATAGAGAAGTTGCTCAAGACTAACGTCAACGAGCATACAGAGAAGAAGAATGGTCTTACATACCTATCATGGGCATGGGCATGGGCAGAGGCTTTAAAGGCTGATTCAAGCGCATGGTACAAGATAGAAATGTTTGGCGATAAGTGTTTCATGGACATCAACGGCACAGCAATGGTGTTCGTAACAGTCACCATGTATGGCAAACCAATGACTTGCCAACTTCCTGTGATGGACTATCGCAACAAAGCAATTCCCAACCCAGACGCATTTGCAGTCAATACAGCCATCATGCGTTGTATGACCAAGGCTTTGGCTTTGCATGGACTTGGGTTATATATATATAGTGGAGATGATTTGCCTGAAGGTGAGAGCGATGAAGGCACTCCAGATGAAGGCAAGATGCTTGACTACATTGCCGCCATTGAAGCCACTACAACCCTTGATGATTTAAAAGATATTTACATCAGAGCATTTGCGGATTGCGATGGAAACAAGGCATGGCAGACCAAGATGATTGCCGCCAAGGATGCTAAGAAGAAGGTGCTGAAATGAGTGACATCGAACAAGGAACTCCTGAGTGGTTTGCACAGCGTTGCGGAAAAGCAACTGCATCCCGCATCTCTGACATCGTTGCTAAAACAAAGTCAGGTTATTCAACGAGTCGTGCTAACTACGTGGCTCAGTTGGTAGTTGAGCGCATGACCAACCAAGTCGCAGAGTCATACACAAATGCGGCAATGGAATGGGGGACAACCAACGAACCATTTGCTAGAGCCGCATACGAGGCTAAAACAGGCGTTTTGGTAGACGAGGTAGGTGCTATTGACCATCCAACAATTGCCATGTCTGCCGCCTCTCCTGACGGGCTTGTAGGCGATGATGGTTGCCTAGAGATCAAGTGTCCAATAACAGCCACCCATATCAGCACCTTGCTAGGCGAGGAAGTGGCAAAGAAATACTACGACCAGATGCAATGGCAAATGGCTTGCACAGGGCGTAGTTGGTGCGATTTCGTGAGTTACGACCCACGGATGCCAGAGGGACTTCAATTGTTTGTCAAAAGGATACCCAGAGATGATAAGTATCTTGCCGAACTCGAAGGAGAGGTTATTCAGTTCCTAAAGGAAGTGGATAACAAAGTTAATAAGTTAAATGATTTGAAAGGTTAATATGGAGAAGAAAGATAACTCAGGTGTTTTGTTTAAGAACGACAAGAAAGAAACAGAGAAGCATCCTGATTACAAAGGAAATATCATGGTAGATGGTCAGGAATACTGGCTATCTGCTTGGATAAAAGAAGGCAAGACGGGCAAATTCATGGGCTTGGCAGTATCTCCACGGGATGCACAACCACCAGCAAGCAAACCAGTTCCTAAGAATTTGGATGACCTAGATGTGCCGTTTTAGTATGTGAACAACGGGCGAACGGACGGATGCTGACACAACAGGTTTGGACTCCCCAAATGTCGGTGCAGACTTAGTAGCCCACCTTTTAATATGCGTGAAAAATACAATCAAGAATACGTTGATGTGCCTCTGACGGCTACGGAAATTATGATTTGTAACTACATTGGTAAGTTACGAAACCATATTACGAGCCAACACGCACAAGACAGAAAACAGGATCAGTCCTTAGATGGAGTGCAAATATCCATTCATGGAGTGATAACTGAATATGCTGTTTCTAAGTTCCTCAAGTTGCCATTTGATCTAAATTGTGATTTCAGGAAGTTTGGTGCTGACCTAATAACCCGAAAGGGAAAGACGATAGATGTTAAATGCACCAGTAAGATTGGTGGAAACCTTAACGCTGTTGTTTGGTCTGGCACTAAACCAGTTGATGCGTTTGTTTTGACAGAGATACACAACACTTGTGTTCGTATTGTTGGATGGATAAACAGCAAAGATTTCCTAATTAAGGAGAACTTGTTTGATGTTGGCAATGGGGAGTATTATTCTGTTAGACAGTCCGAGTTGATACCTTTTGAAGGGAACTACCATGAGTGAAGTCTTAATTTTCATAGCAGGCATGATTGCACCAGCCTTTGTAAGTGCAGTTTTAACCCTGTTTAAGTGCTTTGAGGATGTAATCAGGAGCAAGGTCAAGTGATAGAGACAATCCTCACTATCTTTGTCTTGCTGTTTCTTGGCGCACTTGTAGGCGTAGGAATACTATTCGCTATCCTTTGGTTTAGCCAAGAGAAGTGATTAGCCTAGAACCGCTAGAGCGTGTTGAACGTGCTTTATGCGGTCATCTAGTCCAATAGTGCCACCATTGATGATCTTGGTCACTTTAGTGTAGTCAAGGGCATCCGCTGGAGCATTACAGTTGTGGGTAGCCCAAAACCATCCCCCACTGAGAGCGGCAAACCTTGGAGTAGCAACCAAATCAGGATCAGCAACAAAATCCACACCCAATGCTTTACTAGCATGGAAATAGTTAGCATGACCAGTGAGTTGAATACATCCACGACCACGGAAGCGGTAACCATCGCCAGAATTTTCGTCACGATTGCCCATGCGAGAAGAATAGACCATATTTGCGATCTTCTTAGGATTTCCACCATACTCATTGGCTTTCTCCAAAGTAGGGAAGCGTTTAGGCCATAACTTCATAAGCGTTGCCGCACGATAGTTCAGGTTTTCCTCAAGGATGCGGAAATTACCGCACTCATGGCTACATTGACCAATAAACATAGCCTTCTGATTGTTTGTAGTCAGGTTAAAACGGGAAAATGTCTCATTAAGAGCATCCACCCACTCCGCACCAATATGGAGTCTTTGCAGTTGTTCAGCGTTTACCATTTACAGCCTCCATCACTTTGTTGTAACTGTCGATACAGGCGTTGAGTTGGTTGATGGCTTTGTCTCCGTCTGCGATGATTTGAGCAATAAGTCTGAGAACCTCTGTGTCAGATTCGCTTCCCGTTTGACCGCTATTTCCGCTGGCAACGGGGGTATTTGGACTGGTTTGTGGGCAACTTGGGGTCGGGAGGCGCACCCTACCAGCACGAATAGCGCGGTCAAGAGAAGACTGTTTTTCAGTAATGGCATTATTGGCCTCCATCAATTTGGTTGAGTTTTCATTAAGTTGTTTGGTGAGTTCTTGCTCTTTTACACGGGCTTCCTCGTTCTTGACAGCAATCTCTGCTTGCATCTCAATATCACGATCATCCCATCCTCTATGGTGTCCGTAACCATAAAAGCCTGCCAAAGCCAATAGAACGCCTAAGATTACCCAAGGGTTTGGAATCATTGATCAGCCCTCGCTAACGCCCTCTCATTGGCTATTTTCTCCTTCTCAGGATCAATATAGTCAGGTGGGGTGGTAGGTGGTGGTGGCGCTCTCCATTCCTCATCCAAAGGAGGATTCACCCATGCTGGCATAGCACCAGATGACACCCAAGTGGAGGTAGATGGTGGTGGGGGCGTTGTAGGGGTGCTAGGAGGCGTTACAGGGGGTGTTGTAGGCGTTGATATCTTCTCAGCCAAGGTCTGCACACCCTTCCTAGACATAACGCCACCAATGCCACCAACGATCAAAAGCACAATGTCGTTGAGCATCTTAAGATAGCCTTGGTCTATCGGAGCCATGCTCTTGATAGGCTGAGTTACAAAGGTAACGCTATACAGCATAAAGAACACAATGCCAGCCAAGATAACAGTCACGATTAGGACTACTAAAGCCCAAACATAGGATTCAACAAGTAAAACTTGTTCTTGTACTGGGTGATTCTCTAGTTTCATCTTTATCTTCCATGATTAGGGTGAAAACCTAGTGAAACTTGACTTTC